ATCTAATGCAGCATCCGCTTCTTTAGGGTCTAAATCACTTGCTAATATAGAGTCTTTTATAAGGTCGTATGCTGCTTTTTGATTATCAGCACTATATTTAAGTCTTTCTTTTGCTAAATCCGTTTTTGCATCTATATCTCTTAAAGTAAGTTCTTGATCATATTGTCTATCTTCTTTTTGACGATCTAACACATGCTGTGCTCCAGCCATAGCTACTTCTTTTTTATATTTCCTTCTTTCCGCAGCATCTTCCGTAAAAGTATCGCCCATCGCCAAGAAACCTTTGGATATGTTGGCTATCGCATTTGGGCTTTCTCCAGCCGCTATTGCCATACCAAACTTCATCAGGTCCATGCCTTTCTCAAATCCAGTTTTACCTTCATATTCTGGCATTGTTTTTTCAAACTCTTCCATAAAACTAGCAGCTGTTTGTTCAGGGTTTTGTTCTTTTTTACCAACATTAGCTATGTTTTGTAAAAATTCCGCTTGTTCGCCGCCTTTATCAATGGGTTCGTTTACTTCACTTGCCACAGTTTCTTCACTTGGTTTTTCAGTAATTCGCTCTAACGCAGTTTGTTTTACTGCTTCTCGAACTTCTTCTGGATTAAGTTCGGCACGAACACGTTTTCTTGCGTCTTCAGGTAATAAAGCTCTCATTTGCTCTACATTTAATGCAGAACCTCCTAATTGATTTCGTTTCTTTATGTCTTCTGATAACCCTGTTGTACGAGGATCTACCATTTGATTAGGTTTAGCCGTTCTTCTACTAGCCCGTATAGTTTTAGGAGTTGTCGCTGCTGCCATTAATTCTTCGCTAGTTAAAGGCGGTAATTGATCAATTCTTTGTCTTGCTATTGCATCTAAATCCTTACGATTCCTTCCAAAGCCATCCGACCTCATCATTAATTGTTCAGCTGCGGATAATTGACCAGGCAACAACATTCTGTTCATTTGTCTTGGATTATTTCTACCTCTTGCTGCCATATCTATTAACTCCTATGCTGCTGTCATGCCTCTGAAGGCACCTAATCCTGCAATACCTAACCCTAGCCCCTGTGACATCGGACTAGCACTTGGAGTAATTCCAGTGGTCATCGTGCCACCCATGCTAGGCGCACCATATACTGTGTCCCTCATGAACCCTAGCCTACGATACGGATCGTAAATCTGTGCCATACGGTTCTGGAAATTAGCGTCTAATTGCGCTTGCTGTTGATTTTGACCCAAGGCTCCAATACCCATCAACGTGCCTTGTCCTATCTGACCCAGATTAGCCATTAAACTACCTGCGCCTTGTTGTCTGGCCTGTTGATCTTGAAATGCTTTAACAGCCTGTCCGTAATTCCTCGACTGGTCTTGGAATATACGCTGTGACTTGATGTCCTGAAGGTTACGGGCTAATTCAGATTCCTGTAACGCCCCTCGAGTGCCACCAAATGCCCCTTGGCCTACTTGCCGAGCCGCTAACTGGTTTCTCGCCAAGGCTCCCTGTTTATCCATCTCAGCCAGAGCAGCTTGCGTTACCTGTTGTTGGTAAGGGTCCATGAACGGTTGTAGGCTTTCCGCTGTCATGGGAGTACCTGACTCTCGTATCATGTCTCCTGCTTCACCAAAGTACGGTAGAAACGACCCTATCCCTTCTGCATCGGCAATCGCTGATTTCTGTATATCCGTTAAATCAGCTATTTTTTGATCAGGTAACGTGGTCGGTGTTTCACCTCGCGCAAAGGATTGTTCCATTAATCTCCGTATATAGTTCTCTATAAACGGGGCTTGTCTATTTTGTGAAAATTGAACTGACATTATGCCATTCCCTCAAATCTGGACATTAAATCGTACATTCTTGCTGCTCCTAAATCACGGTTTCCGTTTCCTGCCCCACGGACAGCACTTGCAGTCATAACGTATTCCCCATCGGATAATCGTGCAGGAATACTATCAGAAGTTCCTGTGCCTGGACCTACTATCTCTCCACCTCCTGCGGCATATACCTGTTGTCCGGGGTACATGTTTTGTAGATATTGCATGGCCTCACCTTCAGTCAGGTTCATGTTACGCATTAGTTCTTGTGGAGTGAGCGTTTGGGTAATACCCGCTTCTCTTCTAGCAGCTTGACCTTCTGGAGAACGTCTTTCAGACATAGACATCCTAAAAAATTCTCCTCCAGATTCTCCTTCAGGGTCTACCGCTCGTTTTCTCTTACGTATGGTTTCTGGGTCTTCCTGTTCTTCTTGGAATTTTTTAGCGTATTTGTACCCTAGATAAGAAGGTATCGCTGCTGATGCAGCACCGCCTAGTATTTTACCTAAATTACCACCTAGAAAAGATCCAAAACCACCTGGTTGACTAGATGTGCCTTGTTGACCACCACCGCCAAAAAGGTTACTGAAAAAGCCGCCGCCACCTTGTTGAGCCATAGGCTGTGATTGATTAATTAGATTTTGCATAGCAGCCGCTGATCTGGATTGAGCACCTGCTGTTCCAACCATAGTTCCTCGTCCAGTTGGAACTCCTATGCCTCGAATACTACGGCCTAAATTTGGCATTCCTAAAGTAGAAAATAGATTACCAGTACCAGTTCTTAAACCACCTAGTCCACCTTTAAGACCAGCCATAAGTTTACTTCCAAAAGTAGCACCTTGTGGCATACCCGTGAAAGAACCTATCCCGCCTTTTAATGCGTGACCACCAAAATATCCTGACGCTGCACCGCCCAAGGCACCTTTTATACCGCCACCACCAGTCGCTCCTAATGCTGCACCAGTCGCTGCTCCCAATGCAGGATTATATGCACCTATTATTACGGGTGCCGCTTTTTTAGCAAATTTAAGGAGTTTCTTAAAGAAAAACTCAGGTTGCCCTGTTATCGGGTTAATACTATTTAACGTGTTACCTACCACATAACGATTCGGGTCTTTGATACCCATCATCTGCATCTGGCGGAACAGTTGTTGCTTGAGTTCAGGGTTAGAGTCTAATATTTCCGCTGGAACGACTGTCTCGCCTTCCGCAGCGTGTACCATGTACGTGTCGCCATAACGACCAAAACTAGCTAATCCACCTGCTACATCTTTAATTTGTTGTGTTTGCATTAGCCTACCTCATCCGTTATTGGTGGCATTGGAGTACCGCCTAACATTGGAGTTTCTGAGTCCATCGCCATTATTGGTGAACCCAAACCTAGTCCTCTACCTATATTTGGTGGCATCATTGGAGGTCTGCCAAAAATTGGAGGTCTAAAACTAGGTGGGAACCCTCCTATACCACCTGGTGGCATACCCGGAGGTCTTCCTATACCTGGTGGCATACCCGGAGGTCTTCCTATACCTGGTGGCATAATTGGAGGTCTTCCCATACTCGGTGGCATACCTGGTGGCATACCTGGTGGCATACCCGGAGGTCTAAAACTAGGTGGGAACCCTCCTATACCGCCCGGAGGCATTATTGGAGGTGTTGGGTTCATAATTGGGCTAGGCGGTCTAAATCCACCAAAAGGAGGGGGACGCAAGCCTCCTATACCACTCGGGGGCATCATTGGAGGTTGACCTATTATTTGTCCAGTAAAAGGATTACGTATACCACTCGGGGGCATCATTGGAGGTGTTGATCTTCTTGGGTCAAAAAACATGCTTGATGGGTCAGAAACAGAAGATAAATCTCTTGATCTATTAGGGTCAGAAAAACCACCAAATAATCCCGGTGATAATTGAGATTGCTGCATCTGGTTCATCGTTTGACCTACAGGTGCTGTGGTATCAAATATCCCCATCGAGGGTGCTTTAGGTTGAGAAGCACCTGCAAGTTGTTCATTGCCCCCTAATTGAGTATCACCGGGAGCGGAAAACATGTTTGATTGCCCTATTGCCATTATCTTGTAACCTCTACATAACTTGCTACTACATCTAATATACTTGCGTTAGCAGCAGTGACTTTTAATATTTCAGATTCCTCCACTACCAAGGGCTGTGTCAGCAATTCCACCGTTGTATCAGTAGCTACTGCTTTTTCATTATATAACACAAATACAGTAGATGACGAGTCTGTTAGTGTTAGTGTTACTGTTGTTGCAGTAGAACCATCATCGTTTGATACTAAAATAGACTTAAAAATAGCGGTAGTAGGATCATCCGTAGATGCACTATTTGAGTCACCTGACACAAGACTTGCTGTATACAACGTGGTAGCAGAAGTAGCCAAGTGCCTTAATTTAGCATTTTTATAAAAAGTAGCCATTTAACCCATAAACCAGTTCATTGCCCTTGATTCATCTTTCCCTTCAATCTGCTCAGGAAAGTCCTTTTTTACCAAAGCAGTCTCAATATCCTTAAAAATGCCTTGGAACGTAACCGGGTCATACTTGTCGGATACGTCAGAAAAACTTACTTCTAGTAATTTTGCCATTATCTTCTCCCATCTGGACGTATATCTAACCGCAAATCGCCCAATGTCCATGTAGTATTTGGAGTGTCGCTTTCGACTCGAACCACTGCTTGCCTTGACCTAGCACGTAAAAACGCTTGCTGTGTAGAAGGAGTAACCGTTGAGGTAGAATTAGTAGCTAACGAATCTCCAGGGTAATTTCTTGTTTTTAATACATAATCTACAGATCCTGACAAAGCTACATCAGGAATTAGTCTTGTAATAAACATAAAATTATTGCCATCAGGGTCTAAATCAAAGTCGGCTGACTCAATATATGATGTCATTGCGCTACCATCTGCATCTTGTGTGTTTTCATGCTCATAAACATACTGAGTACCACTATCAGACCCTGCACCTCGAGGGTTAGAGTGAATTCCAAAATCTACCCACGCAGTTCTGGATAACGTGCCAATGTCCCATGTACCTTCCGTAAAATTAAATTTTACATAACGGTCGTTTTCTGTACTGCCTGATGACGGATAAAACCAGAAAACCTCATCAAACATTTTATTTGACCCTGCAACAATCTTGTCAAATTCATCTGTATTAATATCATCAAATATATACCGTAACACAGTACATGGAATCACTTCAGAACGTCCCGTATACACATGAAAGTTTTCTCGAGACATCCAAAACACTTTATCAGCTACCGTTACAACTGCATTTGGACTAATTAATGACGTATTACTCGCAGCTAATGCAAAACTAAATATGTTAGGAGGTCCTACAAAACGCATAACATGGGTGTTTACATCGGTATAAATCAGTATTTCTTGTCGGGTTCTAATCGCTCTAACAATCTTTGAGCCAGAAGATAATGTTATACCACCTGCTGTATTAGTAAGTGTTGGGTTCCATTCAAAAGGGTTTTCCTGATCTGACCATCGAACATGTAATAAATTTTGTGTGGTAGCACCTAACTCGTTACAGCCCATACAAACAACATGTCTATCTTCTCCTGATATCATTATTTGCCGTGTAATAGTAGGTACTTGTGATGCGCCAGTTTGGGCTGACAACGCGGTTGCTCTGGTTCCTGTAGTTAAACTTTTATCCCAATAATATGGTGTATCATCTATTGGGTTAAAAAATAAATCTTCGCCATAATTATCTTGAAACCATAATCTTAACGACCCAGTGGCGGATGTAGCATCAGACGCTTCACCCCACCCGGTAAATTCATTCGCTTCTTTTACAAGGTCACCACTGCTATGAGCAGCAGCGGTAGTGTTTCTTGCCCCTCGAACAACCCCAGCATCAAGCGTGTTAGTGCTTTTACCCGTATACTGAATTAATTCGTTATTAACTAATATTAAACCTACAAATGTAACTGTATCGTTATCATCATGAGCAGCTACTGTCGTACCATCCATTCCTCTGGTTAACCCACTGAATGTATTCGTAGTATCGTCTTTTGCGGTATACAGGATGTTTTCGCTATCTATTTTAATGGTTCCTTTTGCAGGAAAACCAGAAGTAGCATCTACTATTATTTGCGTATCATTAACTGTAACACCCGCACTGTTGTTTACCGCACTAGACGCTGTTTCAAAATCAGAAGCACTTGTTAACGCAATAGAAGTAGCAGAATTAGTAATATCTCCACCTAAAGTAGTAGAGGACGGTTGAGCGGTAGTTGTACCGCCCCATAATCCTGCACCCCATCCAGTACCCGCTACCGCAGAATTTAACCCCGTGTTAATTTCATATCTTGCAGTAACTATTGCTGCGCCTCCTGAACCCCCTGAGCCATTACCGCTTGCTGCATCTCCTGTATCTACTGTATATGCCGAAGAACTAATAACTGATGTGATTTGTAGGTTTGTATTAATAGAAGACCCTGCTACACCGTTAAATGTAACAGCCCCTGAAAAAGTAACATAATCTCCTTCTGCTGCACCGTGATTAACGTCTGTAACAGTTAATACAGCACTACCGCTTGTTGAGGTAAAAGGATCGGTTAAGCTGGCTTGAGTAGCTCGTAGTGGCGTTATATCGTTAAAATCATCACCTTGTTCTATGAAAAACTTTTCACTAGTCCCTGTTCCCATGAATTTAGAACCATCTAAGGCTACCCAACAAAACAAAGAGCGTGGAGTTCCTTTAATGCCTTTACCTGAAGTCGATGACAATTTAGTCCAACCACCCATTTTTTCAGGACGACCTTTTCTGAAACGAATTAAACTCGAGTCAAACCACCCCATCTCATTACCATAAGAGGTTGTTTCTTTGTTAACGCCTGGTTTAAATGTCAGTTTAGCTAATGGCATCACTCTACTCCAAACTTCGGATCTTTTTGCACATCAAAATCTGTCTTAAATACATCGGATAAAGAAGCATCTGGCCTGTATTCCATGTAATTATCTACGTTTCCACCATATTGACCTACGTTTCCACCGCCATACGCTAGTTGTTGATACGCATTCGGGAAGTTTCGTAACCCCATAGCTTGTGGTGCTTGCACTCCAGGTTGCATCATACCCATCATACCTTGTCCTAGCATCATACCCGTAGTCAGGTTATTACCAAGGCCAAGTGCTCCAATGCCTTTTGTCCCTGTAAAAAACCCTGCTCCCGGTAACGCTTTAAGCCCTGCTCCTAACCGACCTGTAAAATTTGCAAGCCCTGACATTTGATTAGCCATTACTGGTTGAAAACCTTTAAAACCACCTATGAATTTTCCTGCGCCATAACCAGAAAGACCGCCCATAACAGCACCTTTCAAACCTCCCTGAGCACCGCCTAGTCCTGCACCAACTGCGGCACCAAGATAAGGATTTATCGCTGATGCACCTATCGTTGCAGCAGTAGATAGTATTTTTCCAAAAGTAGTGTCAAAAAAACCTTTTTTATTTTGTTGTTTTTGGCCTAGCCCTCTCAGCCCATAGTCTGCGGCCTGAAGCACCGTGTCCATCTTCAGCCCTTGTGGAATATTGCCCGTATCCAAAAACGTCTTTAACTTGGGATTGTACTTATCCGCCCAATCACCCATCTTTTCGTAAATTTCTTTGTACCCACCAGACTTGTCACCTTTACTAAACTTGTCTCGAGAGTATTTAATTTTGTCCAATATATTGCTTTCGTTCCAACCATAGTTGGCTAAACCTACCCCATAAGTCCCAGAATACGGCAATGTCTTCGCGTTATAGGTGTTTTGTGCAACTGCTAACGCCTCTGGTCTTGCCCAGGAGTACGTAGCCTTGCCAAGACTAGCCAGACCACCAGCATTCGACTCCTGTTGAGCAGCACTTTGCTGTTGAGACCTTTGAGCTTGTTGAGCAGCACCAAGAAAAGGATTATTAATCACTCTTCCATCTGCTAATGTTATTTTAGCTTCCACTTATCCTCTCAATAAAACCGTTACTAACGTACCTGCTACACCAGATGTTAACAGAACACCAATCGTTGTCATCAACATACGAAAATCTTTTAATTCTTGTTTTAACTCGGCTAAATCATTAAATATCGTCTTATCACGCTCTTCGCAACGTGCAACGTGGGCTTCGAGCCGAGCCGTTAATTCATGTAATCTTTCTGTGTTTTCCATTAGTCGGCATCCGCTATCGTTAATGTACCTTCATCTACTTGTTTAAGTATTTCTTCGTAATGATAATTATTTTTATCAAGCGGAACAGCAGCTAACACCCCATCGACTGTGCAACTAATACTTATAATTTCACCATCTCCAGTAGGTGTTGGAAGTTTGTGGTATTTTGCATTCTCTATTTTCATAATCAACTCATCTCCGCATCAAAATCAATTACGGTAGAACCATTAGTAAACATAGAAGCAAGACTACTAGCAGTTAATCCTGCTACTCCACTGCCTGTACCAAAATAAATAACCGACATTGATGCTGTACTAACATGAGAAAAACTGCTTGGTTGCGTAGAAGCATAGTTTCCAGTGTTTGTAGTAACACCTACATTTCCAGAAGATGTCCCTAAACCGTTGGGTATCGTGGGCGTTACTGTGGTTCTTTTTTCTGTTTTAAAATCGAAGTTGTGTCCGACAGAAACATTAGTAGCATAACTATTTCCTGCTCTCTGATACCAATAAATATTAAATCGTTCAAAATATCTTTGACATCGTGCTAAATTTTCTTGATAAGATTCGTACTGAAATTCGGTAGGTGTATTGCCGAGTTCAAGTTGTGTTCCAGTAATGTAAAAATTATTAGCTGCATCATCAGCTACATTTACTTGCCCTACGGCTCTATTTGCTGTAGTTGTTCCCCAACTTGTATTTAAAGAACCTGATGTGTAATTACTTCCTGCTGCTAACCAAAATATTACCGATAAGGCTCTTGTATTATCGTTCCCTAAAACTCCAGTCGTGTCTGCTGGATAAGTTACGCTATGATATTCGAAGGTATCTGCCGAGGCGATTGTATAGGCTTGACTAGAACTACGACTGGAGTTATCTCTATCCATTAATTCAACAATGTGTGTTCCAGTTTTAGGAGAGCGCACCCAAAAAGATAAAGTTAAGGCTTTAGCTGTTGCAGTCCCTTTACCTATTGACTGTACATTAAGCCCTTCTATTTGTTGGTTCATATAAAAAGCATCGCCAGCAGCTAAACTTGCATCTGCTGTAGTAATATCAATATGCAAGCTATTACCAAAATTTGGAGGTGCAGTCGTTGCAGTTTTTACGTCAAACGCTACTGCACATCCTGACCAAGCCCAAAACCTGTCAATAGCTCCAACTTTATAATCTCCTGCGGAATAAGAAACTGTACCACTACCACTAACTCGTTGGGCAACTTCCATATTTCCGTTATCCAGAAAATTTTTACGTTCTGTTTGTTGATAGGACGCTTGGGCTGCTGCTTTTCTTGCTTTACTAACCATTAGTCTGCATCCGCTATAGTGATTGTTCCTGCTTCTAACAATCGTTTAATAATTGCATAATCTGTGTTTGCTTCATCTAGTGGGACTCCATATTTCACACCATCTACTATCGCTGTGATGCTGTCTTTCTCGCCTGTTTGCAAAAGATTGACATACTGAAATGTACCTGTTTTTATTTTTGTTTCGTTCATTTACAACTCCGAGTTTGCTGTTGAACTACCTGACCACTGAGCATACGTTCCATTATTATACACCCCAGCACTATCTTCATTGATTTGTTGCTGAGTTCCTGTGTGGCCTGTACAGGTGGGTACTGCTCGTTTCCGTACTTTAAATTCCCAATGGGAATAATCATAATATCCAGAACCTCCCGCATTGTTAGCACTGTAAAGAATGCCTCCAACTCGTTTTTCAAAGTATCTTGCACACCGTATAAAATTTTCACCATAGGTTTCGTTTTGGAAAACACTCGCAGTCTCACCCAGTTCAAGTTGAAGTCCAGTAATGTGGAAATTATTACTTGTTGAATCCAGATTATTGACTTGTCCTACAGAAGCGTTAGCAGCGTTATAAGCAGCCCATGACGTTGCCAAAGTTCCCGAAGTAAAATTACTCCCTCCTGCTAGATAAAATAAAATTTGTAAACTTACATTTGCATCTCTATCAAAAACCCCTGTCGTATCTCCCGCAAAAGTTACTGTTTTGTACTCCCAAGTATTGCTGGAACTTACTGTATAAGATTTTGAAATGTGGCGAGAATTATCAGCGTCAAAAAGCGATACGATATTTGTCCCTGTTTTGGTAGCATTGACCCAAAAGGAGAGAGTAACAGGCAAAGCATCTGCTGTACCTTTTTTCCAAGCATATAAATCTTGCCCCTCTAGCCGTTGTTCAAGCCGCCATGATTCATCTGCGGCAAGAGTTTCAGTCGTAGTACAAGCCAACTTCATAGAATATTGAAAACCATTAGGCACTTCGGTAGCTCGTGACATTTGGAGTTCACCGCCCGTTGTACCTGCTTCATAAATACGCCACCTGTCTTGCACATGATACCCACCATCACCATTTCCTATATTTGATACTGAAGTCGCTCTCTGGCACAAGCTAGTATCGCCATTGTAAATATAGTTGCGATTGCCTCCAATTTGCCCAGTATTAATTGAACTTACGCCACTAATGTCTTTGCTGTTTAGCGTAATACCTTCGTCAGCATTATGAGTAATCGTTACATCTTGATCGTCACCTAGCTTGATGACTGCACCATCGCTGTCTAAAGTAAGGTCATCACCTACACTAAAGTCTCCATTAGCTGCTGTAACATTTGCAGCATTAAACGCTCCAAACGCATAAATGTTTAATTCATCACTTACTGTTGCGGCATCCGTTAATACTACACTTGTTCCATTAGTAGCTGTGTAATCTGTACCGTTTTCTAAAGTCAAACCGTTTAATGTTACGAATAAATTGCCTGTCGTATACGCTAAAGTATTTGTGCCATCGCTTCCAGTAAACGTAGTTTGCCCTGCTGTAGCCGTGTATTTATAAGTTATTAAAGTATTATCGCCTGTAACATAAGTTTTTAACCGGGACAAGGCTGATTTACGGTTGGTTCCACCTGCACCGTTATCTACAATAAACAAATCAGCATCTACTAACGCTTCTCCAACATCCGTTCCACCATTTATGTCTAAATCTGCTATGGCTATCGAGCCATCTGGAAACACTGGCGTTTGCGAAAACGTAACTGCACCACCAGAAGATATGGCTATAGCGTCTGTATCAGAGGCTGACCCAATGTTACCTGCGTCTGGAATAACAATGTTTCCACCCGTAGTCATCGTACCACCACCAGTATATGTTCCTGATACGTCTAAATTAGCGTTTACATCTGCTAAAGTTGCATTTATCTCAACTTCATCGGTTGCATTTATATCTAACGTGGTAGCGTCAGGTGCTGTAATATTTTGACTAGCATCATTAAATTGCAGTTGCATAGTGCTGTTTAACAATAATCCAGTGTCGGCAACATGAGTTAAAGTCACATCATTATCAGTACCAAACCCTAGTACAGCAGCATCACTGTCTAATTTTAAATCATTACTTACTGTTACCGCAGTCGAAGCGTTCATATCAATAGTAGCTTCGCCATCTATTTTTAAAACACCATCAGAGCTTTGTTGAACAAAAGAAGCCGTATCTCCAAAAGTTAATTTATTTGTGCTATTAAGCGTTAAGCCTGTGCCATCTGTGTGAGTTAATTTGGTGTCGTCATCCGCCCCAAAATTAAGAACTGCACCATCACTTTGTAAACTTACATCATCTCCAAAAACAAGATCCTTCGATAATAAACTAACTACTGCTGCACCACTTCCTGCGCCATCAGCATAAACTATATTAAAAGCCCCATTAGCTACTGTTACAGTAGCTCCTGTGCCTTGTTTGATAATTACAGAGTACGGTCCACTACTACCACTATCGGTCGTGTTATTAACTACAAAATATAACTTGTCTTGATCGTTGGGGCTGATAGTGACCGTATTGTTTGCACCTAACGCACCTGTAAACAAAAGCACTCGATACATACCGTCAGTAAGCGTACCGTCTGTAGTAGTTAGAGTGTGTGTAGTCCCAGATAGTGAAATAGAACCCACACCAGACAGCACCCGGTCAATAATATCAAAGTTGGTGTTAAGAGTTCCGCCCCATGCACCCTCTTGCTCACCTACCCCAGGTTTTTCTATACCGTTGTTTGCTGTATAACTACTAGCCATTTATTTTGCTTCCAAAGCTGCAACTTTTTGTTCTAATACTTCTATTTTTGCAAGAGCTTCTTGTAAAGCTCCTGTCAAAAGAGGAACTAATTTACTTTGATCGATTCCTTGTGGGGCAATCTCGCCATCTTTCATAGCATCTTTTTCGCCTGTTACCGCTTCAGGAACTACTTCTTGTGCTTCATGTGCTAAAAATCCGTCTTTAATTTTTTTATTTTCATCAACCTTAAAACTAAATCTTTTGGGTTTTAATGCTTTGACTCTATCAATCGCTCCCGTCATATCAGAAATGTTTTCTTTTAATCTGTAATCAGAAGAAGTAGCAACAGTTATACCAGCATTATCTGAATTCATTGAGATGCCACCAACGAATGTATTACTAGCATTAACAAGATAAAGATAATATGTGTGACCTGCTACATTCGGTCGCATAGACATTCCATATCTTGTGCCAGCTCCATAAAATTTAAAATAACACTTTGAAGTTCCTCCAAGAGCACTTTCAGTTCCTACAAAAAGTATTCCAGTAGAATTAGTGTCTGCGCCTATGTAAACATCATTTACATAAAGATCCGACCAACGCAGTGAACTAGTTCCTAATGCTCTAGCGTTAGTAGTAGATGGATTTAACGCACTGTCAAATCTAGCTGTTGCAGTAATTGTATCTCCAGCGTTGTCACCTAAATCTACATTGCCATGGACCACTAATGCTTGTGAACAAGTAACTGTTCCCCCAGAGCCAATAGCAATCGCATCCGTATCAGAGGCAGATCCAATAGTAGCGTTATCAGGTATAATTATTGAACCAGAAGAGCCATTTAAAGTTAAAACACCTGTAGAGCTTAACTTCATTTTTTGAACTGACGCTCCAGAAGATCCAGTACCAAAACTTAAACTAGTCGCATTATTGGATGAAGAAAAATCTCCTTCACTGATCGCAGATACCTCTGCTGCTATAGCTACCGCATCCGTACCAGTGCCTTCGTCAGGAGCTTGAAAAAATATACGCCCTAAATAATCATTTACTGCAATATCTGTTTCGCCTGTTTGTAGATAAATACTCATAGGTTTATCATCACCTGTATTGGTGTTTTTAAACTTGAGTCCTTCATCCGCACTATGCGTAACGGTAATTTCTGAATCTGCGCCAAATGCCAGTACAGCAGCATCTGACCCTAGTGTCAGATCATTTCCAATAACTATGTTATCTAATATATTACTGACAACAGGTGTTCCTGCACCGTCAAACTTAACAATGTAATCCTTACCATTTAATAATTGTACATCTCTACTTGCGCTATAAGTTCCTTGAAAAAGAAAAACAGATCGGCTTGCTGACAGACTGTTTTTACAAAACAAAACTTTTTGTGCATTAGCAGGAACTAATTGAACATAAGCATCCGCCCCCAAGTCTCCACCGTCCTTGAACTCAATGTATCGGTGACGGCCATTCGTAGTAGCTGCCGTCCCTGAAGAGGCTGAACCGTCTACGATACTAAGTTCTCTTGGGGAGCCTGAACTTCCAGGTGCAGTTAAAGTAACTTCTTTAACTCCATTGATAGCCTCATCAATTAAGTCCATGTTGGTGTTTGTCATAGTCCCCCATGTACCTGCTTTTTCACCAGTTCCGGGTTTTTCTATGCCTGTGTTTGTCGTATATGTGCTTGCCATTTTATCGTTACCTTATGCTACTTTTTGCCAGTTTATAGACTGACTGTCATCTATTTCTGACCAATTTGCAGTCTGAGAATCACTAATTTGAGTCCAAGTTATAGACTGTGCATCATCAATTTGAGTCCAAGTTATAGTTTGTGCATCTGAAATTTCTGCCCATTCAGGTATTTGTGGGTCCGCAGGAACTGGTCCCCATATATTCGGTAATGTAACCGTACCTACAGCACCCGTACCAAGTACACCTGTAGCAGAAACTGTTATACCTTCGCCCTGAGTTACAGTAACCGTACCAACCGAACCTGTAGCAGAAACACCTGTAGCAGAAACTGTTACCCCTGTTCCTTGGGTTATAGTAACGGTGCCTACAGCACCTGTGGCAGATACGCCTTTTACCGATACAGGAATAACAACGGTGCCTACAGCACCTGTAGCAGATACGCCAGTAACTTCTATAGAAGTCGGTTGCCCGTACTTACCACTACTCCATCCATCTCTACCGTAACCCGCAGCCATTGTTTTTATGCAATCCTTATAATAGCGTTACTAGCATCTGGAGTTGGAAACGCAATAGTAAAATCCCCAGAACTAGAACTTTTATCTGATTCAAAATTTAAAACTAATACTGAAGTATCGCCAGTAGTGTCTTCGTTAAAAATTAATGCGCCTCTAGCTGTAATGGTACTAGATGACCACGTAGTATCTGCAAAATCTGTTATAGCAGTTGTACCATCAAGGGAAGGATTTACGCGAGTTAAAGTATTTCCTTTAGCCGTATAATTAGTTCCACTAACTTCATTACTTGTCGTGTATTGTGTTGTAGAAGCACCTAAACTAGCACTTGATGTATACAAAGCTATTTTAAACGTATTACCACCACTCAAAAGAAAATTATGTTTGGCTTCAAGCAATTCCTTCTTGAAACTTGAACACATTGCTTGTGTTATCGCCATTTATATATCCTCTATGTTTTTCGCTATATCAGCATAACCTTGTTTTTCTAATATAGCTTTTATAGTTGCACGTTCACTTCGAGCAACTTTATAAAAATAATCTATCAATAACGCTTTTATACTATTTTGGTATGCAAGTGCTTGTTCTCGTAACGGCATAGGAGCATCCATAGACACATCTACTATTCTTTTCACCGCTAATTCTGCCCATTCTTCAGCATTCATGCCTCGGTCTGTAGTGGTAACCACAGTAGGAGTGCCTACATTTGTTTCCATATTCAGATTAAACATTATGCAATAGGCTCTCTACGTACTTCATCGTAACGGTACTCATCTCGAGTGGTTCTTCCTTCGCCAAGGTTTTTCAAGTAATTTAATGATTCTTGAAATCTTGCTTGGTAAAGTTGCAACATATCCACTTCACCTTTCATGAAAGTATACGCTTCTACTAAAGAACCATACAACAGTGCTAATTCGGCATTAGTCCCCAACCAACTTGTTCCATCAGAAGTTGCCGTAATTGAATCTGGACGAAAAAAATAATGTAATTCAACCGTATAAGCAGAATCTGGAGTAGGAGCTAACATAAATGTTGTATCGTCCCAATCACCATAATACAAAGGAACTCCCGTAGTAGCTGGATTAGGAGTGTAATCTTGTAGAAAAGTAGGGTGTTTATACAATAAAAAATTATTCTCAGAACTAGTAATAACACTTAGAGAATAAGGAGCTAAATATTTATCGGGTTTTGTTAAATATTTATTTCCACTAGTTAATGCCCCCTGATCATTTCTTCTAAATACATCTAGTTGACATTCTTTTAATATTCTTTCTTCAGCATTAATAATAAAACGAGACAACTGGCTTACAAAAGTAGATTCTGTATTTTGCGTATAATCTTGTATAGCTGTTTTTAAAGTAGTAAATGTAAATGCCATATCATGCGCTCACTGTTACGGGTCCTGCGGAAGCAAAACCTCCTCCGCCTAAAATATTTCCTGTTGTAGCTAAACCATCACTAGGAACAAAAGTATATGAATTATCGTTTACTTTTGTAATTGAATAGCCAGAAGAATTTTCTATTACAGCCTCTGCAAAACCATCTACAGATTCTACGTTTCTAAATCGAACGGTATCTCCAGTGCTTCTTCCGTGTCCTGGCTCTGTCACCGTAATAAGAGTAAGCCCTGTATCCCCTGATTTAAAAGGATTAAAAGGTAGCAAAACTTCTACCGCTGGTTCTGTTCTGTCTGGACGGCTGACTCTTAACGCTTGGGGATCTGCTTTAGTGTGTCGAGGTTCTAACTGAGGTTGTTTAGACTCATACTCGTCTTTTCCTACTAAAAGACCATTCCACTCTTTAACCATGTCTTTGAGTTTGTACGCTCTCCCAGAACGGTCTGATATACCTAAAGCATGTTTTCCAGAAGCGTAACGTCCCATTTATATACTCAATGATGAATAAGTAGGAACTAGTCTTAGCGCAGTCCTTTCGCCATCTTCTGCCGCTGCTCGAGCAAATTCTTCTTCATAAATATCTTTAAGCATTCCTATTCTATTAGGTGCTTTTTTAACAGATATTTGGTACGCCAACCCTGCTACTAAACATGGTAAAAACCTAAACGGTACTTGAGCATTGTTTGTACTCGTATCAGCATCATCTAGTCTTTTAACACGATAATAGATAAGTTGGTCAGTAGAATTTTCAGGTGAAGGCCACACTGTAATAGTAGGCGTAATAAGCCTGTCTACATAGTATTGAGTAGGTCTTCCCTGAGTTGTTTTAGTCGGGATATTTAAATAATCTTGACGATTTATTCGACTAGCAGAAATATCATTGTTATCACGTTTAATAACTACTTCTAATAAATCTACAGTAGCTTGAACATCTGTTAATCCCGGATTAGCAGTAACTGTTGTAGTTGCAGCACTTGAAGACCCAGTAATAGTTTCTGAAGCAGTAAAATCACCACTAGGAACCGTAAGAGTCATCGTTGTGCTTGTTGGCTTAGTAATGATACTTGCAGTAGTACCACTGGTGCCACCAGTAATAGTTTCTCCTACGCTAAAACTAGCTGAAGCACCTACCGTCATGGTAATTGTGCCTATGGGGTAAGTAGCAACAGAAGAAGAACTAGACAATCGAGCAAGTGATTGAGTTACCTGCTCGATTGTCCAAAGGTTAAGTCCTCTATTTGCCCAATCTGCAAACAATAAATTTAAAGAACGTCTAGCGGTTTTAGCATCATAGCCTGTTCTAAGCTCCAAGCCACATCGCTCAAAGGCTTCCTCTGTTATTTCTGCCATATCTAAGTTGAAATCAACTGATCCAGAGGTCGCCATTTTAGTCTCCTAAAAATTAAAGGGCAGTGTATTCTTTAGTGCAGCTTATCACTACAGTATAAGTATCTCCGTCTGTATGTGCGACTGTTGTTAATAGAACGTCACCATTTTTGCCACTACCTGCGTAATTCTTCAATCCTCCAAATTCGCTAAAATCCAAAGTATCGGTATAATCTGCTGGTAGTTGAGCGGCTAAAACATTGGTGGACGCATTAAAAAACAACTGAACACCCATACCTACATTAGAGAAACTTATTTTAGTGATACGGACACCAGTGCAAGCATCCCCATTTGGATTAGCACTTAAAGCCGAAACATCTATTTTGGCTACCGCACTTTCACCTGTTCCATCACTAATATTAGTAAGATAAAAAACCGCATTTCGAGGTCCATCATCTATTTTGGTTACAGCAACTGCATCTGCCATAATAACCTCCTATTATCGTTCTACCATCGCAGTAACGTAATCTATAGTCATGGTTTGTGCAGCCGCTTCTCCATTTTGAATACCAAATGATACAGTCAATTCTTCATCATTTGGAACATTAGTATTTGCTACTCCCACGGGTTCAGCGTGGTTAATTGAGTAATATACTAGAGAAGTATTTGGGTCAACATACCAAGCAACGGTAATAAAAGTATCATCTGCCATGGTTGCTACGTCTTCAGTAGTTGTTGCGCTGTTATCTTTTTCTATTAAAAAGTCTAAACCAGCATCACCATCGGCTGAAATAAAGAATATGCCGTCAGTAGTATCTAAAGGCGTAGTATCTGTAATTCCAAGGCCAATGACAAAATCAGATTGATCAACGTCATTAACTTTAAATCGAGCTTCAAACATAGCTCTTTTAGTACCATCAATTAAAAACGATTCGCCTTTTAATTGTAGGAAATCTAAGTCGTTGTCTGCGTCATCATTAGTGATTAACAACTGTCCACCTGCACCAGAAGTAATAGCTTCTGAAGCATTACCTGATCCTGCTTCAGTAGTAGTTACTGTCCAATCGCCTGAGTTATAGGTAAAAAAGTCATTGCTGTACATGTAGTATGTTTGATCCGAAGCATACGGAAGAAACATAGGGGTGTCTTTTTTTGCTCTGGAGGCAACAGTATTACCAGCCCAGAGAATCATATTTTGAAAATGTGGATTAGCCATCCGAACTCCTTTTGGAACCCTAACAGGGTCTCATCTAGCTATTAAAATAAGGGGGCGATTAAGCCCCCTAAACTTTATGCACCTGGTGAACCAAATACACAACGTGGGTCAGAGTATCCGTAGCTGTAACGCTCACGGGCTTTGAACCGCATGTTGCCAGTATCAAAATCACCTTCCATCTTGGTAGACATAGCCATTCTTTCAAAATGGATGAATCCTCTCGGTGCATCCGTCTTAATAAAGAAAGCGTCTGTGTCAGTAAGATAATGGTTCACTACATAGCCTTGTGGAAGCATTCCCATGTTCCTCATAGCATTAGTGTCATTATCTGATGTTCCCGGTCGAAGGGTGCTTTCAAGCAATCTATCTGCGACAAACTGCAACGCAGGTGGAATAATTAACTTCATTCCACGAACAGAAACCTTCAATCCACGCTCATCAACAAACGCTGCGATGTCAATTAAAGCATTTTCAAGACTGGTTTCGTTCAAGTCAGCAGCCGTAGAAGGCTCGTTTCTCAAGTCATTACCATTAACAAGAGGATGGTCAGTAGCACAAAGCTCTTTTCCATCTCCACCTGTAAAAGTGCTGTCAAAAGCGTTGTTCAAAGTAGCAGCGGCTTTAACCTGTTTGGTATTAGCCATACT